TTTCAAGGTGCTTTAACTTTAACTACAACAGGTGCTTCAGGTGCTTCAACTTTAGCTTCAAATACTTTAAATGTTCCTAACTATACTTTAGCAGGATTAGGTGGTGTTCCTTACACAGGTGCTACAACTAATGTTAATTTAGGAGTACATTCTTTAACTGCTTCTGATTTAATAATTAACCACGCAAGTGGAAGCGGTGTAGCTGCATCTATTACAAAAGGTGGAGCAGGAGAGGCTTTAACAGTTGTAAAGAGTTCGGGTAGTGGTAACGCTGCAAGTATAACGGGTGGAACTACTTTAATATCTGAATTAAATTTAACTACTGATTTAGCTGATGCTTATATAGCAAGTGCTGCTACTTGGAATGCTAAACAAAACGCAATAACATTAACAACAACGGGAACTTCGGGTGCTGCTACATTAGTAGGTGCTACTTTAAACATTCCTCAATATCAATCAGTATTAACAAATCCTATTACAGGCACAGGAACTACTAATTACTTACCAAAGTTTACAGGAGCAAGTGCTTTAGGGAACTCTTTGGTTTTTGATAATGGTACAAGTGTAGGAATCGGAACGGCAACTCCAAGCGAAAAACTTAATATAGATGGAGCAGGAGCTCGTTTACTTATACAAGATACAAATCAAGGAGGTTCGGGTTTTATTGCAGGAAGAGCAGCATCAGAAGTTTTTTTAGGAAATAATGGTGCAATACCATTAAGTTTTTTAATCAACAACGCTGAAAGAATGCGTATTGATGCAACGGGTAATGTAGGAATAGGAAGAACAAATCCTTCAAGAACATTAGATATTTTAGGACAAGCTGGAATTGGTACAGTTTTAAAATTAGAGGGAGCAAGTGGAACAACTACTTATTTACAATTAGCTTATAATGGAGCGACAAATGCCCAAAGTGGTTATATTAGTTATGATTCAAGTGCTAATATGGGATTCTTTACTAATGATGCTCAAAGATTAACTATTGCTTCAACAGGTGCAGCAACTTTTTCTTCTTCGGTAACTACGGGAGCAGGTTTAGCTTTAAACAACGCAACTGCTCCTGCAAGTGGTATTGAATTCCCAGCAACACAAGTAGCAAGTGCTTCAGCTAATAATTTAGATGACTACGAAGAAGGAACTTGGACTATGGGTGTTAGTTTTGGCGGTGCTTCGGTTGGTATTACTTATTCATCAAATACAGGTAGTTATACTAAAATAGGCAGACAAATAACGGTTGTAGGTTATATGGTATTAACAAATAAAGGCACATCTATTGGAGATGCAAGAATAACTGGTTTACCTTTTACAACTTTAGCATCATTACAACAAATTTCTGCTGCTTCTTTATCTTTATCAAACATAAGTTTTGTAAATCAAATAATTGCAAGTTCTGACACAAATGCTTCAACTATTAGTTTATATGAAATAACAAGTCTTGGAGTTTCAACAACAATAACAAATGCAGACTTTGCAAACAATAGTGTAATTATAGTAACTTTAACTTATAATGTATAATTAAATAAAAATAAAATGATAGAAGAAATAACATACATTAGTGAATTTAATGTAAACGAAAACGGAACAATTTCAATTCGTAAAACTACGGATATTGTTAAAGATGGCGAAGTAATTGCTTCAAGCTATTGGAGATGTGTTTTAGAAGTAAATGACCCTACTGCTGATGAAGTTTTAGGTGTTGATACTTACTTTAGAAATCTTGCACAATTTGCTTGGGATTCTTTGTAAAAATACTAACTTTACAAAATGACAAACGAAACGATATTTGGAATATTAGGTCAAGGACTTGATATTGCTACACAAAAAGGATGTTTTAATTTAGATAGCGCAAAATTAGTAGCTGATGCTTTATTAGAACTTAAAAAAGTTTTAGACATTCAAGAACCTATAAAAGAAGATGATAAATAGTGAATTTCAGTGCGAGGTGGTTACAGACCTTGCAGTAGAGCCAGTTACCTTGCAAGAGGCTAAAGACTATATGCGTATTTCTTCGGAATCGGAGAATGACTTAATAGAAGAACTAATAACTTCAGCAAGGGAGCGAATAGAGAAGTTTACAGGACTATCTTTAGGAGAAAAAACCTTAAGAGCGTATTGGTTTTACTTTCACATTCCACAGGAGATTCCTTATGGTCCAGTTACCTTTATAGATTCGGTTGTGAATGATGAAGATGTAGCTTTGGAATATACTGCTCGTGGATTGCAATATAAGATGCTTGAGGCTTATTCTACCGTTGGTTTGACAATAGAGTACGAAGCAGGCTTTGCAGTCTGTCCTAAGGGCTTAAAATTAGCCATTTTAAAACAAGTGTCTACTGATTACGAAAACAGGGAAAATTACTCTATTTATGACCAAGCATATGAGTTAAGTTCGGATGCAAAAAGACAAGCGCAACCATATTGTAGAAACACTTTATTTGGTATCTAATGAAGGCAGGAGTTTTAAGAAATCAAATCGCAATACAAACTTTACAGACTGGTTCAGATGGTACAGGTGGTTACTTTGGTACATTTGTAGACCAAAAGGTAGTTTGGGCAAAGATAAGAGCAAAACAAGGCTTTAGAAATTTAGAAGATGGTAAAATATCTTTAGACAATATCTACGAGTTTACAATTAGATATGATGACTATCCTAATTTATCTCAAATCAATAAAATTGTTTACAATAGTGGCGAGTACATTATTAAAGCATTCCAGGTAACAGATGAAAGAAAAAAAGAAATAGTTATAATGACTACTTTGGGAAGATTAATAGACCCTACTTTCTTCTTAATTACCGAGTTCTACGAAAACTTAATGACTGAAGATAACAAGTTTATTGTTGTATAATGAAAATTAGAGGTACATCTCAAGTATTAAATCGTTTAAAAAGAGTTTCTTCTCAAGCTACTTTACAAACTAAATCGGCAGTTGTAAGGAATACTGACCAAATATACGCTCAAGCATTATCTAATGTTCCTGTATTGGATGGGTATTTAAGGGGTTCAGGAAATACAAGTTATTCGAGTAATCAATTAACTGGAACTGTTGCTTTTGGTGGACAAGCTGCGCCTTACGCTCCTTATGTGGAGTTTGGTACAGGTAAAAATAAAGTTATACCATTAGGATTTGAAGATTACGCTATGCAGTTTTATGTAAACGGAGAAGGCACTATGCAACCACAACCATATCTTATCCCAGCTTATTTAAAATACAAGAAAGTATTTTTAAACGATTTGAGAAAAATAGCTAAAAATATTAGTAAATAAATCGTAAATTTGTGGAATGAAAGATGTCGGAGAACTTATTAGACAAAAACTTTACGAGAGGTTAAGCGGTGCAATCGTTATAGACCTACAAGAAGTTCCAGTATTTGATTCGGCATCGGTTTTAGCAGCAGCGACTGAACCATATATTTTACTTTCTACTTTTAATTCAACGGAATTAAGCGAAGGTAGTAAACAATCATATGGTCAAGAAGTGAGTGTTTTAATTGAAGTAGGAACGAGGTTTGATAACTCTTTTGGTGGTAAATTACTATCAGATAGAATATCAAACGAAGTGATAGAGTTAGTTAGAACAAGGCAAGATGGGTATTTAGATTTATTACCTGATTGGTATGTTATCAGAACGCTAATGGAGAGTACAAATACACTTGAACAACTGATTGATACAGGAGTTTTAGTGAGAAGATTAATAAGATTTACATTTAAATTACAACAGGGCATATGAGTGTTTTAAACGGTTCGGATATATTACTTTACGATGCAGATACGAATTTCCCGTTAATGTGTCAAACAAATGTAACTATTACAATGAATGATGCTATGATAGATGCTACTTGTAAGCAAGATGGCGGTTATTCAGTTTCATTACCAGGCTTAAGAGATTTCTCTTTTACGGCTGATGCTTTAGTAAACTTTGATGAAGGAGTAGCTGATTTAGGTATAACTACTTTATTTGCTGCTTACGATGCTAAAACACCTATTAATATTGGAATAGTAAATTCTGTAATACCTTTAGGCTATTATATTGGATTGGCTTATGTTGCAAGTATAGAAATTAACGCTCCTATGGAAGATGTGGTAACTTATACCGTATCATTTACAGGAACATTTGAAATAACAGATTAATTAACAATTAAAAAATAATAATATGGCAATTTACAACGGAACGGCTCAATTACTTAAATTAGGTACTGCGGGTTCAGAACAAACTTTGGTGCAATTAACAAACTGTACTATGTCTGCAAATGCAGATTTATTTGATACTACTTCTAAAGAAAGTGGTGGATGGAAATCAGTTATGCCAGGTTTAAGAGATGTAACTTATTCAGGAGAAGGATTAGCAGATTTTACAGATGGTTCATCGCCTTCTAAATATGACCTTACTGAAATTTTTAATGCTTATAATAATAGAACATTATTATCTGTTAAGTTTACAAATACTATTAGTACATTTACACAAAGTGGTTATATTTCTTCTTTTGAAGTATCTGGTCCAATGGAAGATGTTGCTACTTATACTATTGAAATAACAGGAACAGGTGCATTAACATTTGCATAATTAAAACAAACAAACTATGAACGGACTTATTGAAATTACAATGGGTGGCGAGGTTAGAACTTTAAAGTTCGGTAACTACGCTTTAATGAGTTATAATGTTCTTACGGCAACTGATGCTGGAGAAGCAAAAAAGTTAGATTTAGACTATCAAATGATTGATTTTGTCAGAGATATAACTTACTGCGGCTTAAAGAATTATTATAAAATAAGTAAAAGAACATTTGATGTTTCTTTAGATGATGTTACTAATTGGATTGATGATATGGATTTATCTAACATTCAAACAATTATTGATGCTTGGACACATTCCTTACAAAGTAGCGAGTACATCCAAAATGGATTTAAAGCTATGTCAAGTGGCGAAGAAGGTTCAAAAAAAAAGTAACTTGGGATGATATAATTGACTTTGCGATTGGCGAAGTTGGTTTAATGCCTGATGAGTTTGAAGATATGACTTGGGCAAATTATCAAAGGTTACTATTTAATTTCTTTAAAAAAGAGGCTAATCAGTGGGAACACACAAGGGCAACTTTAAGCTATATTAACAATGTTAATGTATCTAAAAAGAGCCAAATGAAAAAGCCTAAAGAAATAATGCCACTATGGACTGATAAGTTTGCTATAATGAATAGAGTGCCAAAGAAATTAACATCAAATGAAGAAAAACAAGAAATCTTAAAGAAGTTAAAAGAT